CAATTGCCAATGGCGGTTGCACGTTTGTTGAACAAATGGATGTTCAGCCCCTCAAAAATAACATCCAAGGCATCAGAAGGTTGTTTTGTTAATCCAACCACAAAACTAACCTATACCACAGCTAATGGTATTAAATGGAAAGATGCCATTATGCTGAAAGGTAAAGTAATGAAGCAGGGTGTTATTTTTGATGGTACACCAGCCTATGTTTGTTCTGCTTCGACTTATGCAGATTTGGAATCAACACCACGTGATGCCGGATCAGGATTGATGATTATTGAAAATGGTAAAATCAATGGCTTTCCTGTGTTCATTACCGAATATATCGGTGATGATATTCTTGGGTTTGGTATTTTCAGTTATCAGTTAGTAGGGCAATTTGGGAAGATGAGAATGACATACGATCCATACACAGGTGCAAAGAAAAACCTTGTGTATTTCGTGTTTAACTCTGACTTTGATATGCTTACACTTCGTACAGAAGCGTTTGGTACATTGAAAAAAGGAGCGTAAAAAATCTGTGTAATTATGGCTAAATATACCAAAGTAGAAGATTTGCAAAAACACCTTGAACTTGATTATCTGGAAGGCGGTGATGAAAGGCAACTAAAGTTGTTCTTAGATGCAAGTGAAAGCAGAATAGAAAAAGAAATCAATCAACCTCTTTCTGAATTCGTTAATGAAGAAGGTGTTCTTGATTCTGCTTTGGTATCTGCTATATTGATCTTTGCAGCCACACTTCACGCTAACCGTGAAGCCGTGGCATACGCTAATGTGCAGCCAGTGCCTTATACATTCCATTTTTTACTTCAACCATTTAGAAAGTACACATGAGGGCAGCACTATTGACAGAAACCATTCACATTTTGGAGTTGCAAAAAACAATTTCCGAAACAGGGGCAGAAAAAAGGGAATATGTTGAAACGCACAAAATAAAAGCGTATCGCAAAAAACTATCTGCATCCGTGGGTAATGGTGTGTCTGCCAATGAAGAATTTATTTCTAATACATTGGTTTTTCAAGTCCGAAAGTATTCTTTCCTAAATGAAAACAGCCGTATCAAGTATGGTATTAATTTCTATAAGATAATACTGCTTGATCCACAAAGTGATAACACCTATTTAATGACATGTTCCAAAGCAAATGAGTAAGTTTTTTGAAATAAAGCAACTTGATCGCGAATCTGTTAATTATCTGGTTCGGAATCTTGAAAATTTTGAAAAGGATAAAGCGGTTAAAACAGGTTTAGGTGCTGCTGGGAATGTTTTCAAAGTTGGTGGTACAAATCGGTTAAAAAGGCGAATGAAAAGTGGAAGCCGTGGATTTACTGGTAATTTGCTTAGAAGTATTATCGTCCGGCCTAAAAAAAGTAAACTGGGTGTACTTATCGGGTTCACACAAGGAAAAGGCGGTGGATCACATGCAAATTTGGTTGATCGTGGTACAACTGATCGGTATTGGAAAACAAGAAAAAACAAATCTACCGGGCGTGTAATAGGCAATACCTTTTGGACCGACACGGAAGCACAAGATTATCCACAGGCAATGAATAAGTTGTATCTGGGTATTGAAAAAGCTGTAAACCGAATAAATAACAGGCAATGAGTGCAGAAAGCAAATTTAAGATAACAACAAAAGTTAGGGCTGTATTATTGGCTAAAACTGAAATTGCCAATATAGTGGGTAATCAGATTTTTCCGGTTGTAGCCCCTAAAAATACGAAAGGTGATTTTATCATATACCAAAGGGATGAATACTCTAAAGATTACACAAAAATGGGTATTCGTGAACAAGCATGCCGGGTGTATGTAAATGCAATTTCAGAAGATTATGATAGGTCACAAGAATTAGCTTACCAGATAAATGAGAGCCTTGAAGGTATTCATCATGATCTTGGTATGGATGTAAAACTTGTTGATTCTACAGAAGATTTTGAAGATGGGAAATATATACAAGTCTTATTATTTGATATTAAATAACTTAAAAAAAAGAAAATTATGCCACCAGTAAAACATGATTCAAACACTGACATATTTAAAGGTCAGTTATTCGTCTTTGTTAAAGACAGCCCCATAGCTTATGGTAAAGATGCTACATTGAACATCACAACGGAAGAAATTGATGTTTCTAATAAAATGATGTCCGGGGGATGGAAGGGCGCATTACCGGGTAAAAAGAGTTTCACCGTTACAAGTGAATCACTTTATACCCAGAAAGCCGATCAAGAAAGTTTTCCTTCATTGTTGAAAAAGCAGATCAATGATGAAACAATTACATTCGCAATCGGTGAATCTAAAATAACTAACCAAACAGCTACAGGGGGGCAGTTTGAACTTGATAAAACTAAACCTCACTACACAGGTACAATGATGATTACTTCCCTTGATTTAAAATCCACAGATGGGGATATTGCAACTTGCAGTGCATCATTTGCTGGGATAGGCGCGTTGGTAGAAGGAAAACCAACTCCATAAGCAGCCATTATTATTCTTAATTGAAAGAACCTGCCCCATAAAGGAGCAGGTTCTTTTTTTACCCCCAAAAGATTCAAATAACAGCTATAAATAAAAGCATTGTTATATGAATTGGCTAAAAGATATTTTCAGAAAACGAAGTTACGCATCTATAAAGCTGACCGTCAAAGCAATTATAAGATGGGAGCAACTTAATAAAAAACCATTTTCAGAACTGAATTATAATAGTGAAGATGAAGTTTTATCCCTTTTCTACACATGTACCTTGTGTGATAAGGCTCTATTCACTTTAGATGAATTCAAGAAGAATCTAAAACCACATGATGCAAAACAGATGGTAACGGATTTTGAACGGCAAACATCCCTTACTACTCAATTCCAAATCATCACAAGAAAGGAAAAAAGCAAAAAGAAGAAAAAAAAGGATTCGGAAGATTCAAAACCTATCTACATAAAAGATATGGTTTCCATGTTGGTGATGGGTGGAATTGATGCCCATTTTGCCATGAATGAAATGGAACTTTGTGATCTTCCAATTTTTCTACAAGCATACGATCAAAATGTAAAAGATCGACTTACAGCCCAAAGATTGTGGGCTTTTATGCAATTATCGCCCCACTTAGAAAAAGGTACTACACCTAAAGATGTACATCCCTTTGCTTGGGAATTGGAAGAAGAAACTATTTCCGAAGAAGAACTGGAAGAAGGCAAAAAGGAATTCCAATCATTTTTAAAAACCGGATTAAAAAAATAAACCATGTCTAAAAAATTATCATTCAGCATAGCGGTCAATTTACTTACCGAAAACTTTAAAAAAGGGGCTAATACATTCAAGAATTCTTTACGATCCATGCAAATGCAGGTGATTACATTTGCTGCTGCGCTTGGTGCTGGTGGTTTGGGTATATCCGGTTTATTATCAAGGTTTAGGGATGTAGCAAGGGAAACAAGCCGGGTATTGACTGCCCTTAAAAATGTTTCTGACGGATCAAGAGGGTTTGCAAATAATCTTCGTTTTCTAAATGATTTGGCAAAGAAATACGGATTAGAAATAAATTCTTTGGTAGGAAACTTTGCAAAGTTTACGGCATCAGCTAATCAAGCCAATATGCCTATAGAACAGCAAAAAAAAGTGTTTGAATCGGTTTCACGTGCTATTACCGCTTTTAGTTTATCTGCCAGTGAATCAGATGGTGTTATGCTCGCTCTTTCTCAAATGATGAGTAAGGGAAAGATAAGCATGGAAGAACTACGTAAACAAATGGGTGAAAAACTTCCAGTAGCAATACAAGCTATGGCAAAAGCCCTTGGGGTTTCCATTGGACAAATGGAAAAACTTATTGGTAGAGGTAAAGTAATGAGTGCCGATGTTTTGCCAAAGTTTGCGGATGCTCTAAATGAAATAATACCGAATGTGGATACTGACAACTTGGAAACCTCATTAAATAGGTTAAGCAATACTTTTAGTGAAATAGTAAACGCATCCGGGTTTCAAGATAAATACAAGGCACTTATTGATGGCTTAACTTCCCTGTTGAAATCTGCAAGCCAAAACATTCAAAACATTATTGTGGGTGTTGTTGCTGCCATTGGATTTGTTGTTACAGCAGGACTAACAAAAGTATATCGGGGGTATGAAGCCACGGGTAAACAAATAATAGCAAACGAGCAATTAACAAGCCGAAAGATGAGGCTGGCAGTGCAGGAATATGTTGCAGCTAAAAAAAGGTTGTCAGACTTGGAATTACAATATGCGCAAGCCAATGCACAAAAACAAATAGTATTAGCAAGAAGGGTAGAAGAAGCTAAATTGCAGGTACAAGGTAGAGCATCCACTGCAAGGGTGGCTATAGCGGATCGTGTGGCAGCACATGAAGCAGCTGCAAATATTAAGGCTTATGGAAAGTTTGGCACTATTGGCGCAATGTTCGTGGGTACTGCAAAAAAAATAGGTACTGCATTGAAAGCCATGTGGAATACATTTGCCCCGGCAATTATCATATCTGCCATTATTGCCATTATTGGGCATTTCAAAAATATGCGCGATGAGGCAAAGAGGGTGAAAAATATATTCTCTGAATATCGTAATGAGATTAAGTCGTTTAGGGGTAATACGCAGGAAGTTACAATGTTGCAAACCCAGCTACAACTTATAAACGAAAAGGCAAAGGGTACAAAGGAGCATGAGGCAGCGGTACTTGCTGTACGGAAAATGCTTGGATTAGAGAAGAACGATCACCGGGATTTAAATAAACTAATTTCTGACCGCATAGACTTGCTAAAGGCTACAGCAAAAGTAGACTTACTTACACGTAAACAAGCCGAGGCAGAAGATAATTTGTCTACTCTCCATGCTAAATATGGTGGAGAAAGCAGGTTTAATACTGAATACCTTAAAGAATCAGATAAGTATTTAAGAACCCCATCTTTCCTTCAAGGTTTATTAGGTGCGCCAAAAGTTGTTTCTGACATGGATGCAGCGGTAAAGTATAGAGCCATTATTGCTGATGTTAATAATGAACTTGGTGAACTTTCGAACTATGTAAATGTTAAAACGGCAGATATAATACCACCACATGATGATCCTGATGATAAAGCCCTTCGTGCTGCTGAAAGACGGCTGGAAGCATCAAGAAAGTTAGATGCAGAAGATCGGAAACGGCAGATTGAGAAACAAAAGTTTGATTTGGATATGCAACAAAAAGCTATTGATCTGCTGGATGATAGTTTTGAGAAACGAACCAAGCAAACTTTATTGAACCTTGAAAAGGAAAAACTTGCTATAGAAGAACGTCAATCCAATCTTTTGAAGGATCAGCAAGAACATCTAAAAACTAAGTATGAAAGCATACATGGTACAGATAAAGGATTTGGTGCATATTTCAAGCAACTACAGGATAATAATTTCAAGGATAAAAACGGTGTGGACGTCCTGCCGGAAGGATTACGCCCAGAAAATATTGAAAGCCAAGTAAGCCAACTACTAAATGCAGCCCAAAACACACAACGGAAAGGATTAGTAGACATCAACAATGATTTGTCTGCTATGCTTCTTGAACAACAAAATATATTCAAATCAGATAAGGATAGAAAGCTTACAGAGTTGGATGTTTTTTATGATGAGCAACGTAAAAAAGCAAAAGCGTTTGCCACTGATGCAGCACAGGAAGAAGCCATTCTTGCACAGATAGAAGATAATCGAAAACGTGAAAAACAAGCAGTTGCCACCGAAGATAACCTTAAAAGGTTGGATTTTGAAGAACAGATTCAACTTGAACGTGCTGCCGGAATGGAATCCATTGGCATGATTGAACTTGTGGAAGAAAAGAAGCTTGAGATCACTAAACGATATTTACAACTAAGAAAAGAAGCCCTACAAGAATTAGCGGATGCCGGGGATGAAGATGCACAAAGACAGCAACAAATATATCAAGAATCGTTAAAGAGTTTAGATGCCAAGAAGCCAGCCAAGAGCCTAAAGGCTTTGGCAGATAAGGCAATATTTGATACCATAAAAAAGGGATTTGAAAAAGCTGGGGATTCAGCTGAAAAAGCAGAAGCAAAAACAACCGGGTTGTTGGGTACTATTTCCCAAAAAGCCGGGATGGTTGCAGGTATTACATCTGACTTGCAATCTATGTTTGGTGGTTTGGATGAAGGAC